GCTTATTGGGGGCCCAAAAACAGCGCAAGAAGAGTGGGTTGACGATGATATTTTGTATGTTTCGGCAAGCTCGCAAGCGAAGCCTACGCGGGTAAAGACACTAGAGACGGCAATAAGCCTTACGAATGGGGACAGAAACAAAGCTTATGGCCCACCCATCAACAATCTAACCGACTGCGCAGAACTGTGGAACGCCTACATCAATACGAAGTATAAGTTAAAGCGCACGGACAAACGCATCGTAAAGCTCGATGCCGAAGATGTTGCGTGGATGATGGTATTGGTGAAGATGACCAGATCATTTCAGGAAGGATACCACCCAGACAACTATACTGACGCATCTGCCTACTCCGCCATTGCCGGAGAGTGCCGTGAAATTTTAAGTACTAAGGACAAGGAATGACCATGAACTATTTCAAACCAACGGAACTGCAACAACTGGAAGCCACCTACAACTTCACTGCTCGGGCGGGCCTAGGCTTCGCAATTACACCAGACAACGAGCAAGTATTCCTATCCGTCGTGGATGTGCAGCGCCACGCGCTAGAGGTGGGCGATACCCTGCGTGTATGGGCTACAGACAACTATGCCTCCGAACATACCAAGCACCACCCATCACGCTGGCGCGCAGTGCGCGTCGAAGTCCTATCCCGCGTGGCCGATGTTGTTAGGGATGTACCTAACACTCCAGCGCCCACAAAGGCGCATCCTACCGATTTCGTTGGGGTGTTTACCTCGGTTCTGGAGCAACTACGCCCGTGGACAGTGCAAGAGCTGACGCAGGCTATCGCAAAACAGAGCATTCCACTCTCCGGCATCCCTGACCTCATCCAGAAGGTAGGCGGGCGCCTAAGTACTATGCACAAGAACGGGGAAGTCGCTGCCCTGAAAGTCTACGCAAGTGGGGATCAACAGATTGCCAGCACAGTCTACTACGCCAAGAACGTGAACGTGTTCTATGAGCACCTCGATACACCACTGAACGAGGAGTAATAAGGGGTATTGACTCTAGGCAAGTAAACTGTTTATGGTGGCCGCATGAGTCATAAAAATACACCTGATAACTTCTGGAGTCGCGTTACACGCGGCTCTGACACCGACTGTTGGGAGTGGCAGGGGGCGGTAACTAGTAGCGGGTATGGTAACTTGTCTTGGCATGGAGCGCCTGTTCAAGCACATAGAGTGGCCTACTACCTAGCGAATGGCGGTATCGCGTTACAGACTGGGTTCAGACTTGAAGGTAAGGCGAAGCGCTACAAACGCTTTGTGCTACATAGGTGCGATAATAGGTTGTGCTGTAACCCTTTGCACCTGTTTCTTGGGTCTATGCGAGCTAACCTACTGGACGCCTACAAGAAGCAGAGAAAAGTACAACCACAGTCAAATCACGCTAATGCAAAGCTTACACCCGCGCAGGTTCTGGAAATACGTAGAGTATATGATGCCGGCGGTGTCCGGCAAGTAGACTTAGCAAAACAATACGGCGTGAGTCAAAGGGTTATAAGCCTAGTGGTGCGCCGAGAATCATATGGAGACGTCTAATGGACATAATAACTATAGACATGGAAACATTTTATGATCGGGATTACAGTCTATCAAAGCTAACAGTGGAAGAGTATGTTCGTGACCCCCGCTTCCAAGTCATTGGGGTGGGGGTGAAGGTCAACGCGGGCACCACAGAATGGTTCAGCGGCACTCACGGCCGCACTAAGGAGTTCTTGGCTCAGTATAACTGGGCCAACTCCGCGGTGCTGGCACACAACATGATGTTTGATGGTGCGATAAACTCATGGCGGTTCGGTATCCGCCCCAAAGTTCTGTTTGATACCCTCTGCATGGCCCGTGCCATCCATGGGGTTGAGAAGAGCGCTAGCCTGAAAACCCTCGCCCAAAACTACGGGGTGGGGGAGAAGGGTAACGAGGTGCTTGATGCCAAGGGCAAGAGGCGTAGCGACTTCTCGTTTGAGGAGCTGTCGGCCTACGGCCAGTACTGCATAAATGACGTAGACCTGACCTACGAAATCTTCAACATCATGCTGTCACGGGGCTTCCCTAAGTCCGAACTCAAGCTGATCGACCTGACCCTGCGTATGTTCACGGAGCCCACGCTTGGGCTCGACCGAGCGCGTCTAGAAGCGCACCTAGCGAAGACGCAGCTTATGAAGGGAGACCTGCTCAAGTCCGCTGGCCTAGAGGACAAGTCCGACCTTATGTCGAACCCCAAGTTTGCGACGCTGCTCGGTAATCTGGGTGTCCCGTGCCCCATGAAGATCAGCCCTACCACGGGGAAGATGACCTACGCGCTGGCTAAGACCGATCAGGGTATGAAAGACCTGCTGGATCACTATGACCCACAGGTGCAGACGCTGGCTGCCGCACGGCTAGGAGTGAAGTCCACGCTAGAGGAGACCCGCACACAGCGCTTCATCGACATATCGGGGCGGGGCATACTGCCTGTACCCGTGCGCTACTACGCAGCCCACACGGGCCGCTGGGGCGGGGATGATAAGATCAATCTGCAGAACCTCCCTAGTCGGGGCCCTAACGCCAAGGCACTCAAGAAGTGTATCGTAGCACCGGATGGCTACAGCATCGTCGAGGCAGACTCTGCACAGATTGAAGCGCGTATGCTGGCGTGGCTGGCTGGTCAGGAAGACGTTGTAGACATATTTGCAAAAAATAATGCAGAGGTAGCCGCAGGGGTAAAAAAGGAGGATATGGAGTACGACCCGTATAAGATAATGGCGTCGCATATCTATAATAAAGGGGTGATGGACATAACCGCTGGTGAGCGCTTTGTCGGTAAGACCACAGTGCTTGGCGCAGGTTACGGCATGGGTGGTGATAAGTTCCAGCTGGCCCTCAAGAACTCTGGGGTGGAGATCACCAAAAACGAAGCCGCCAAGATCATCAGTATCTACCGCGAAACAAACGACATGATCTCTAACATGTGGAAGCAGGCGGGTATCATGCTGCGATACATGGTGCGCGGCGATGCTATGCCATTCGGTAAAGACGGGGTGCTAGGCGTAGACCCACACGCCCCCGGCATCATACTGCCCAATGGTCTGCTGATCCGCTACGACGAGCTGGAAGAGGCCGAGAACGAGAAAGGCGGGATGGAATATTCCTACAAAACCCGCATCGGCCGCACCCGTATCTACGGCGGAAAGGTAGTCGAGAACGTCACGCAGGCACTGGCCAGACTTATTATCGGCGAGCAAATGCTGCGAATTAGTAAGAAGTACCGCGTAGTATTGACAGTCCATGACAGCATTGTATGCTGTGTGCCTGACAACGAAGCTGAAACCTGCAAAGCCTATGTCGAAGAGTGTATGCGTTGGGTTCCAACATGGGCCGATGGCCTACCCGTCGACTGTGAAGCCGGTATCGGCAAGAATTATGGAGAGACGGAATGAGCAGTGCAGGTGCATGGTCTTTTAGTAGGATGAAGGCTTTTGAGACGTGTCCGAAGCAGTATTACCACGTGAACGTGCTCAAAGAGTTCCCATTCCAAGAGACCGATGCAACCAGATATGGCACCGAGTTTCACAAGGCATGCGAAGAATATATTCGTGACGGCAAGCCACTGCCGCCGCAGTTCTCGTTCATGCAGGCCGCTATGGAGAAGCTCGCTGCCATGCCGGGGGAGAAGCACTGCGAACTCAAGATGGGCCTAACCGCTGATCTTGAGCCGTGCGACTTCTTCGCCAAGAACGTATGGTTCCGTGGTATCGTGGACTTGTTGGTTATCAACGGGGATACGGCGCGCATCATCGACTACAAGACTGGTAAGAGCGCGAAGTATGCCGACGTTGGGCAGCTTCAGCTTATGGCCCTGTCGGTGTTTAAGCACTTCCCGCAGGTGAAGAAGGCTAAGGGCGCGCTGCTGTTCACCATCGCCAACGAGATCGTGAAGCAGGACTACTCCATCACTGACGAGGGCGTGCTGTGGAAGCCGTGGGTTATGAAGTACGCCGCCTTGGAAAAAGCGCATGAGACAAATGTGTGGAACCCAAGACCATCGGGACTATGCCGAAAGTACTGCCCTGTGGTAGAGTGTGCCCATAACGGGGGTTAATAACCATGCCATATACGAAGTCTCCTAGACCATACAAACACGAGTACCAAAAACAGAAAGAGCGCGGCGAGCACCCAGATCGCATGGAGCGGCAGCGGGCGCGTCGCGCTTTGGACAAGAAGGGTGTGGATCGCACTGGTAAGGATGTGAGCCACAAGAAGGCGCTGGCCAAGGGCGGCACCAACGCTGACGGCTACAAGCTGGAGAGCCCCTCGAAGAACCGCAGCCGGAACGGTCATAAGCCCGGTGAGAAAAAACGTTAGGGCAAACCCTAACATCTAGGAGAACACCATGCAGATCATCGACAATAAGGCGTTGCTGTTACGGCTACGCAATCCAAAACAAGTCACTACGATCATCCCAAAAAGCAAAGCAGTTAACGAGCACGAGGTTGTTGTACACTGGGGTGTGAACGAGGCACACACGCTTCGCGGGCTCAATATCAACGTGCCGTCGCCCATCGAGAACCGCTACAGCTGGACGGGTAAGTTTACCCCGATGTCGCACCAGCGCACTACGGCAGCCTTTCTGACTATGAACCGCAAGGCGTTCTGCTTCAACGAAGCGGGGACGGGTAAGACAGCCAGCGCGATATGGGCCGCGGACTTTCTGATGAAGCAGGGTATCATCAAACGCGTTCTCGTTATCTGCCCGCTCTCGATTATGGACAGCGCATGGCGCGCGGACTTGTTCTCATTTGCCATGCACCGGACAGTCGACATCGCCTATGGCACAGCGGCCAAGCGCAAGAAAATCATCGCCGGTAAGGCTGACTTCCTGATCATCAACTACGACGGCGTGGAGATCGTAAAAGACGACATTGCTGCGGCAGGCTACGACCTCATCATTGTGGACGAGGCGAGCCACTACAAGAACGCCCAGAGCAAGCGCTGGAAGGTGCTGAACTCTCTGGTAGGGCCAGACACTTGGCTGTGGATGATGACGGGTACGCCTGCGGCGCAGGGGCCCGAGGACGCCTACGGCTTGGCCAAACTCGTCAACCCAATGGGTGTGCCCAAGGTCGCCGCCGCTTGGAAAGACATGGTTATGATTAAGCTATCGCAGTATCGGTGGAAGCCCAAAGAAAACTCCGAGTACATTGTGCACCGTGCATTGCAGCCGGCGATACGGTTCACCAAGGAAGAATGCCTAGACCTGCCCGACATGACCTACGTTAAGCGGGATGTGGAACTGACCAAGCAGCAGGAGCTCTACTACAACCGTCTAAAGAAACAGATGG